TGCTGCAACAGCAGTTTCATCTGGTACATTAGAGATGTGGGTTTACATATCTTAAATTAAGACGCATAGCCCAAGCCGGGACACCGAATCTTGGGCTATACTAATGCCACTCCTTGGCATGTTCGGGCGGGTTTTGTGCAGTTGGCTACTCAGTGACTGCTTGTTGTATACTACCATTCCAAAACCCATGTTCAAAGCGGGGGAACAATGTGCATTCTGGCCATTGATTGCTTAGCTAACCAGCTAGACTATTTGATTACACACGCTAGTCATTCCTATTTTGGTGCAACCCCCTATCCCGCAGGAATTAAAATGACTCTCTATCTCCCTCTCGTTGCCTACTGGCCGAACATGGTTTCTTGGTAGGTCATGGACGTCCTCTGCCATCGTTGGAGGGCTTTTCGTCAAGAGAGTCAAACTTAGTGCAGTATTGGGCCTTGCATATGTCCTTCTGCGATGAATTGATCCCATTCACCTTGAAAGCCACAAGCAAGTAATATGCAAAGTTTTACATCATCTTCGGTTAGATGATGTTTCATAGATGCAGCTTCGATACCTATTTCCATAGCTTCTTCGCCTACATCCATCATGGCTGATTTAAGTCTGCCCATATTCGCTCCTTGGATAATACTCATTGAACTTCATTTCTGCTTGTTCAGGTGTGAGTATCTTTTCATTATACTGCTTACGTTCAAAGTTAACAGCATCTATCCAGCTGCTCATATTGGCTTCGTATGAGTAATCTGGGTTGTATTCCCATGGTTTTTCTTTCACAATTGCTTCCCCCATCAGTCATCTCCTAATAGTTTATTAGTTAATATTACCTCATTCATCTGTTCTTTCAACTCATCAGGTATAATCTGATCTGGCGTCATACGATTGGCTTGAGATGGTTTTTTCTTAACTAACATACGTTGCATGTATTCGTCAGGTACTAAATCTTTACCGCCAGGCCATTCATCAATGAATCTTTTAAGTGTAGTAATTTTAGATATATATTCTTTAAATGTTTCTACATCAGTATTAACTTTCATTTCTATTTCGCCTATCGGTGAAAATTGCGAACATAACTCATCATCAGTAACAACAATTGCCATGCCATTTACGTTTGGCGCATATTGTTTTTCACCCCAACCTCTGTGGTAGTTTATGCTAAGCTTACAAGGCGCATAAAAAGGTTGTAAGTCTGTTAGTTGTACAGGTACATCGCCATCTACATAGTTGTCAGAAGCAGGTCTAATCGGATTACTAGTACTGTATTCATCTTTGTACTCAGTGTGCCAAGTATTGATGTAAGTACCATCTTCAGATGCTGGCCTGTTTGGATTACAAATAAGACCAAGTTCTGTTGATGTTCTAACAATATGTTCAGTTACTTTATTATCGTGATTATAAGAATAACCATCAGTTACATACTTACTTCTGACAGCGTCTAACGTTTCAGCATGCTCTTCTTGCAATGCACACAGTGCTGCGAACTCAGGATCGTTGTCCGTGATTCGTTGTATAACTGTGTCAATTGCGCCTTGCACGTTATGTGCTTGACGATATGCACTATACAATTGTTGTTTATAATTTTCTGTTATTTGGTCACGTAATGTTTGTGACATTTGTACACTAGCCATAATTAGTTCCTCCAGTCTGGTTGTACAGTTTTCCAACGTACTCTAGGTTTGATAACTTTCATACCTAGAGGCAGTTCTACATTTTCTTTCTCGACTACTAGTTTTTCGTGTGTCATTGTTTTCTTGAGAACAAACAACACAACAGAAGCACACAGACCGCCGACCATAGCAGCAGCCATACCGCTGAAGGTACCGTAGAAACAGACCATCAGCGTAATTGTGATTAGTACGTCGACAAAAATATCGTTACCGATTGTTTTACGACCGCCGGCTTTAAGCGCCAGCAAAAGCAGTCCTAGCGCGGACAGTATGCCTACTAGTAACATCGTTCCTCCTTTGCCAGGCTAGAAAAGCCATGTATGCAAATTGAATTAGTTCGATAAGAATCCACAATGCTATGGTAATTGTACCGACAATATTAGTCATTAGATTAACCTCCATAATAAATAGAATATACACCCGAGGCCGACCCCGACTCCGAGCAGTAGCAATGAGTAATGAATACTTGTTGCAAGACCGAATAATAAAAACAATATAGCTGTGCCGGTCAACACAGACACACCAAACTCTTTGATGTATTGCTTACATTTTGATAACTTCACCATAGGGTGCTTCCTCCATACTAGTTGACACAAACAACACTGGATAGTGCGGTTTGTCTCCAAAATCTTCTTCAGCTACCTCGAGGTCAGTAAGATACACAAGAGCAGCAACATTAGGATGATGCTCATTAACGTAATCAATTACTGGACTAATTCGAGTGCCACCTCTACCTTCGTACGTGACTTCAAGTGGCAATGATTCACGTGTGTATTCACATGCGTTTTGCACATCATAGTCACATTGTATAAACTGCACTCGTTCAGGGTTGAGCTCATGCAATATGTACGAAGTCTCGGAAGTAAACTGTGCTAGCTCATCATCTGTTATAGAACCAGATGTATCTACAGCAATCGCTATCTCTTCGAGACAGGGATTATGGAGAGCAGGTAGATACATACCTCTGGATATGAATCGTCTGTTAGGACGAGACCATGTAAAATCAGATTTGTTATTAGCACGTAAGAAACGAGCTAACACAGCTTTCCAATCGACTTTTGGATCTGTAATGTCTGTTACTAAAGATTGCATGTTGGCAGATAATTTACCTTGTGCTTTAGCAGCTTCAGCTGCTTGGTTGATAGCAACAGTTAATTCAGATTCGATAGCACTAGCTGTACCGCTTGTACCATCTGAATCGGGATGATCCAGCACGCCACCACAGCCCCCACCATCTTTGTATGCTGCGTCCCATCCCTGAGGAGGTTCAGGTAGCATATTGTAGATAGCTTCGGTAGTCATGTTTTCGTACTGGTCATCCACCAGACCGCCTTTCGGCAGAATAAAACCTTCGGCTATAAGATGATTGTTGATAGCGTAGTCAGCTGCAATGTTCCATTTGTGAGCATTGCGTTCTTGTCTACGCGTGTGATGCATGAGAACCAGGTGCATAACTTCGTGCGCCAGGAAACCCACACGTTCCATTTCTGTAAGCTTTTCAAACCATTTGACATTGTAGAACAGATGTTTACCGTCTACTGCACCGGTTGGCTCGTCCCACTCGGTAGGCTTTTGCCTGAGGCACAAGGTACCGAAGAATGGGTTGTCAAGAATAAGTCTTGACCTAGCTTTTTGAAACAATGGATTCATATTAATCATCTCCTAATAGTGCGTCTTCTAGTATGACTTCACGCAGCCCTTGAAGCTGGTCGTCTGCTAGTTCAGCAAGTTCTTGACGTCTACCTGTACGATCGTCTTTCTCATACATTTTGGTCAGTTTTTCTTGTGGCACCAGGTCTTTGACATACGGTGCAGCTTTAAGTAACTGATTTAAGGTAGAAAAATTACCCATAGCCACTCTTAGTTGTCTTATCTGAGTAGCTTCTTTTTCACTAAGGTCTTTGTTGTAGTTCTCGATAGTCATGCATTCAACAATAGTTGGATCATCGCATGGCACATCGAGCCTTAGCTCGTCGTAGTAACATAGAAACTTAGGCACTTCTGTTGGTGGACAACGAAGTTGATAAGATAAGTTTCTTGTGTATTCATTACCTTCACCGTCATCATCTGCTTCAACAGCTTCTGATCTGAGAGTAATGTAATCAACAGTCTGAGCAGGCATTGTCCTGTCCCAAATGTCTTTGAACAACTTTTTAGTTTGTTCAACTTTGTCAGTTATGCCAAGCCTTTGCATAACAGAGTACCCATCGTCTGGATACTCTTTTTTAGGATTAGCATTCTTGAATTTTTTACGAGCAGCATCAGTGATGTCGCTTTGTAATTGCATAGATAATCTAACTGTTTTCATATAACCTCCTATAAAACAACATTAGCATTGTCAACGATCCACTTACGTACATCGTTGTGTGATTTGAGTTGTCTGTCTTTAGCCAAACAACCTTTGACTAACACAACCTGAAACTCAACTGGTAACTTGTTGTTTAGCTTCATAATGTTTTCCATCTTGTCATCCTGTGCTCTAGTAGCAACAGCAGTAGCAAGAGCGTACAACAACGCTGGGTTGTCGTCTTTCTTGTACGTAGATGGGTCTTTGAGCAACTGATCAATATCTGGTAGCTTGTTTGCAATTTCTTTGAATGCAACAAACTCACCAGCTGGGCCGTCACCAACTAGTGATGACACACCAAAGAACAAACGTTCTGGATCTGAGTTAGCTCTTGACATTTTTTTACTGACCATAGCCCAAGCACGTGGTGTTGGGAATGCATACTCATCAGCATTGAACTGAGATAACAGATTTGGCCTGTATTGTATGAACGAGATAACATCTGGGTCGATGTTGTGCTGATAAGCCCATTGCACCCAGTCATCGAGTGTTGGCTCGAGCTCGTAATGTGCAAGCCTGTTACGTACAGGTGATGGCATTTGATAAACAGCAGCAGCGTCAGTTAGCCTGTTACCAGCGCAAATGATTTGCCAGCCAGCAGGCAGGTGATAATCGCCGATTGATCTGTTGAGCAACAACTGTAAGAAAGCATTTTGTGTAGCGGGTGGCGCAGTTGGTAGCTCGTCAATGAAGAGCAAGCCACGCTCACCGTCACGTTCGGCAATAGGAAACACATCTGGTATAGCCCAGGATGTAAACCTTTTGCCAGTTTCTTTCAGTTGTTTGATATATGGAATACCACGTACGTCGACAGGGTCGAACAGGTTAGCACGGAAATCTATAAGCGGGACGCCTAGATCTTTAGCTACCTGTTCTGGTATGTCAGATTTACCAATGCCTGGCCCACCCCAGATCATAGCTGGGTAGCCGGCATTGATGCAGTCTTTGAGCTCATCTTTGAGCTTGATTGGATTGATTGTGTGCATAATTACCTCCTATAATTTACCACGAACAGTCGTACCAGACCTTTTTACCTTCATCAAGCCACTTGAGTGCTTGTTTACAGAACTTAAGGTCGAGTTCTTTATACTCTTTCATTGATTCTTCTTGGAACTGTTGTCCCCAAAAGAATCCGTCTGGGCAGAAAGGCAGATTGTCGTTCTCAACTGCTTTTTGTAAGTCAAGAATGTCCTCTTTTTCTAAGAATATAACTTCAGCAAGGTCATGCTGACCATCCATCCTTAGCCCGCCCCAGAATTTGGCTTCCTCGCCAAACTTTCTAACACGCCATAGCTTTTGCATGTATTCTTGTAGCCTGGCATGTTTACGCCAGTAAAATTCATCACCAGCTTGTAACGTTTCATAGAACGCATCATCATTGATTGGCTCTACGTTTTCAGGTTGCGGCTCCTGAAAGCCGGCATATGCATCTAATCCCATATTTTCCTCCTATGTAATTTATATGCTTTTGCGAATTCGCTGTAGTCTAAGCGACCACAACAAAACTCATATACTTTTTTAGTTAAGCATCGTATGCACACCTCTTGGTGGGCTTTGTCGTTTAACTCTCTAAATGGTTTACGTTTTTGTATATCTTTAAGTGCACAGTAGACAGCTGTTGCCTCTTCTCTGCTCAATACTAATGGCATAAAACCTCCTTACCTTAGTAAAAGGGGAGCCGAAGCCCCCCAAATAAACTACGCAGAAGCGAACACCTGTTTGGTATGCGCTTGTGTAGCTTGGTTAAGCTCAGTAGCAACTTTTACAGAAGAATCAGCGTGATTCTTGAAGTTCCACTCAGCTAGTCGTTGTTGACGTCTTTCGATCTCAGTCTGGACACGAGCGTCTTTTAACGCAAGATCGTGCAATCCGAATGATTCACCGATAAGACCTACAACAGCTGATAGCATTCTTGCTTTACGACCGAGACCAAACATCTTGTCTTCACGTTCGACTAACCATGTTGGTAGTTCGTCGTTCGGATTAGCTGCGTCAGTCTCTTCTTTGTATTCGTATGCAATAGATGCAAACTCAGCCCACGTTCTAGTAGTCAACTGTAAGAAGTTGATACCAGTAGATTGTGGATCAGTCTCGAGTAGCGGCATGAGACCGTCAGCGATTTGCTGAACTTGTTGAAGATAATAATCTTCTTCTTTCTTACGCGCGTCCTCGTCAACTGCATTGAATGTCATAGCTGTATTCTTTTTTGACTTGAATACGTCCATGATACCTTTTACCCTTGATGCTTGGGCAATTGGCTTGCCTTCACCATCAATGGAATACTTTCTGTAGTAAAAGTCAGGTAAATGCACAGGATCCTGTGATGCCCTAGCTTCACTACCAACTGGATCACCATTGGTGTCCGGTTTCCAAGCAGACTCTGGTGTCTTTTGGTCAGGCAGGAGTTCTCCTGTCTCACCATTTGCCATGTCTACCACTTCTACCCCCATATCTGCAGGGTCAAATAAATTAGCTTGCGCTTTCGATTTTGCCATAGTTACCTCCTGTTGGCTCATTATTAATATTAATACGTCTGATGAATCTACTAAGAAACTCACCAGAACTTACAAATTCAGCTCGCGATTGCATTTCACTAGCTTCAGCTTGTTTGAGTACCTCGATGGGTACATGTACTTCATTCATATTTACCTCCTATAAAATACAACTGACTACTCAACAGTACTCGCGGGACGCGAGGACTGAATACAAGAATCACACTCCTGTTCAATGGTCTTTACCCAGTGACTGATATGCAGAGGTTCGAATAGGCATCTAATCTCTGGCGTTGGCAGTGGAGTGTGGCACTTTGGGCAGTTGACCTCTTCTAAATAAAGCATAACTAATCTCCTAATTAAATAAAAAAACCGAGCGCCCGAAGACGCCCGGTCTGTCGTTAGACTGAGTCAAAATCAAACTCTTTCTGGACAGGTTCTTTGTAGACAGGTTTGATACCTGGTCTTTCAACCTGTTTAGGTTGACCGGTGTAACCGGACTTGAACCCACCAACAACGTTTGATGTTGTTGACGAAGTCAACGATACGATGAGCTTGGTGGCTTTGCCACATAACTCGAATGTTGAGAATATAATATTCTTCATGGTGCCCTCCTTGGACTAAGTTAATATAATTGCCCAGCTTCTCATCTGAGCGTGTGCTTTCCGTAACAACCGCCCCGAGCTTTCGTACGTCCTCGGGGTGACGTTGTCATCTACGCTACTGACTTGTCAGCTACGTAGAATGTGTAGTCATGTACATCATTGATGAACTTGACTGTGAATGAACCATTCTTAGCGTTGAAGTATGAATACTCAACAGTTTGATCCATTGGAAGAGTAGCCGGTTGGTTCTCTTCGCCAGCTCTAGGATTTCTCCTAGTAGCGTTAGCTCTAACATTACCACTTTCAGTAGTGTTGAGCACTTTGCCATCTCTGGCTTTCAAAGTAATATTTACTTCATTCATGTTTACCTCCTAGGTAAGTAAAGTTACACCTGCTACACCCGTAACAAGCTTAATTGACTCAATGACAGTTGCCACGGGACGTGGTCAACTGACACGAGCGAGGCACCTAAGTGCCGAGCGAGGAGTTTTAAAACTCCCCACAAATCTCTTGGATAGCAACGCGGTGGCTATATCCTTTCAATCTATATTTATAATATTGGACTACCACTTCACGATAAGCAGGATAACCATAGTCATCAGCTTGGGCTACAGATGCAGATATCCAAGCGGGCATAGGCCAATTCCCAGCCTCATCTTTCCTATCTACAAACTTCTCAAACATAAACTTAAACATATCAATCTCCTATAAATTAAAATTACAACTAACTAGATTACAGAGACCACGGGTTCGTGGTCTCTGCTCCATCCAAGAGGTCAATTGCTGCTTGACCTCTTGGATCGACGCGCTGAGCGCTGTCGAGAGTGAAGGTACGATACTCTTCACTTCCGAGCTCTGCGACTACCTCTTCCAACCATTCGTCATGGGTGTACCAAGATCTTGGAAACTCTTTGACTCCAAGATTGTTGCCATGCTTGGCGCATAGAGCCTGGACGTATGCGACTGCATCGGCCATGCGATCAAGACCAGTGACGATGTAGTCAGTGCCACCCTTGAACTTCCAAGCGTGGTTCTTAGGATACGCACCATCTTCGCTGTGAGCTCCATAGTTCTCTAGATATTGTGTAGAAACGACGTATTTCATAATAAACTCCTTATATAAATTAAATACAACTGACTTGACGACCAGCTCACGAGGGACGAGTAGCTGGTTCCACTGGTTCCACGTGGTTCCACAATATGTGGAACACGATGAAGGTGATAACGGTGCGTGGTTCGTGGTCTGGTTCCACTGGTTCCACTTGTTCTAGGTTAAAAGAATCTATAATCAATAACCGTGGTTCAGTGTCCGTCAAGATACTCGGGTTTGTTCTACGTGGAACAACGGAACCAACCAATGTCAACACATCCGGAGATGTGATAACAGTAAGGGTTGGCTCTGGTTCCACGACATGGTTCCACAACGGGTGAGAGCCGTGGAACACACGGAACAAAACGACGCGCGACGATGTTTCATCGTGCGCGAGTGATGATAGTAGTCCTAGGGGCTAGGACATAGGGTAGTAAAAACCAAAACAAGGTTCCAAAAGTTTGGTTGACCGCCGACCTTGGTCAAAGTGAAAAGGGTCGGGGTCGGGTGTCTGGTGATAGAAGGAGAAGATGTCTCAGCGATATATTTCATTTTTTTCAAAAAAAATTTTTCCACAAAAAATTTACAAGTTATCCACAAATAAGCTATGCTTACGAATATGAGCTTAGCCACAGATCAATCGACCGAGGTTACAGAACAAGATAGACTGGACCTCCAATCACATTTCCCATATGCGGGTGTAAAGTTATCCGAGCTTTCGGTCCAGGAAGAAAGATTAATTTTATATTTTTTACGAGGCATGAGCAAAGCAGCAGCTGGTCGTGCTGCGGGGTACCGGAACCAAGATTCTGTGTACGAAGCATTTAAGCGTCCAAAGATTATGCAGGCAATTGAGTACCTAAGAGAAGAGATGCGCGAAGAAGTTAAGTTCGATAGAAATACTGCAACACAATTATATTTAGAAGCACATAGAAAATCAGCAACCGCGACCGAAGAAAAGAATGTCGTAGATTCGTTGTGCAAGCTCCACGGTCTATTTGCCCCAGAACAAGCAACACAAGTTAATATTAATGTAGATAAAATTCAGCAAATGGAAAGACTGCCGGATTCCGAGCTGTTAAAGTTAGCTGGTGTAGATACAAAATATCTAGAACCCCAAGGAGGTACTAATGACTAAATACGCGCAACAAGCAAAAGCTAGAAAAAAGAAACGTAAGACTTCAAAACTTGCTTCTTTATATGGAGACAAAAATAAAGTAACAAGAGGCGACATAATTACTGCCATTAAGAATAAAAAGAAAAAGAAGTGATTGTAGCCATAACTGGTGCCAATGGTTATATTGGCCAAGAAGTTATAAAACAGCTTTCTAAAAAAGAAGGCATAAAAATCCTAACCTTTGATATAGATGACTGGGATATTCGACTACCTTTATCTATATGTAACCCCGAAGTAGATGTTGTTATCCATTTAGCTGGTTTAGTAAAAGTTGGTGAAAGTGTCGCGCGGCCTACGGCCTACTACTATACAAATGTAGTTGGTACTAAAAATGTTATTGAAGCCTTTCCAAACGCAAAAATGATTTTTGCATCTACGGGTGCTGCTTATGATCCAACATCACCTTATGCTCGGTCCAAACTTATGGCGGAAGATATAGTCCAGGAGCTCTGTCCCGATTACACGATATTTAGATTTTTTAATGTTGGCGGCGGCAAGCCAACAAATCCCGAAGGTTTATATGCCGCGACCCAACGGGCCGTGGACCGTGGTTCGTTTACAATTTTTGGAAATGATTACGATACGGCAGATGGGACATGTGTTCGAGATTATGTGCACGTAGAAGATCTGTGCGCCGCATTGGTAGCGGCGGTCGGCCAACCGGGGTCCAAAACTATCGAGCCGATTGGTTCTGGTCAGTCATATACAGTTAAAGAATATGTTGACGCCTGGCTACAAGTTAATGGTACACTATTTAATATAGAGTTTGGCGAAAGACGTCCAGGCGATAATGAAAAGTCGGAGGTCCCATTTGTCTCGCGATTTATGGTCCCTACGAAAACAATTTATGACATA